TTTGTAATCACTAGCGGGTATCGCTCCCCGTCACATCCCATAGAGGCTAAGAAAAAAATTGCAGGACAACATTCACAAGGCCACGCGGCAGATATTAAAGTTGCAGACGGTATACAAAGATTTAAAATTGTGGAACAAGCCATTTCGCTGGGGTTCACAGGAATTGGAGTTGCTACTACTTTTGTGCATGTTGACACCCGTGATTTATACGATGATGGTCTTGAGCCGGTGATGTGGACTTATTAATTGACTGAGCTTAATGTTTCGCTACTACCGTGGCAACAAAAAGTCTTCAATGATAATACAAGATTTAAAGTAATAGCCGCAGGTAGACGTACAGGTAAAAGTAGATTAGCCGCTTGGATGCTAATCATTAGAGCTTTACAGGCTGAACGTGGACATGTGTTTTACGTTGCTCCTACCCAAGGACAGGCTAGGGACATTATGTGGCAAGTGTTGTTGGAAATAGGCCATCCTGTTATAGCAACTAGTCATGTAAACAACTTACAAATAAAATTAGTCAACGGTGCAACCATAGCCCTTAAGGGTGCTGATAGACCGGAAACCATGCGTGGTGTCAGTCTTAGGTTCTTAGTTATGGATGAGTACGCTGACATGAAGCCTGAGGTATGGGAGCAGATATTAAGACCTGCCTTGGCTGACCAAAAGGGTGATGCATTATTTATTGGTACGCCAATGGGTAGGAATCACTTTTATGATTTATATACATATGCTTGTGTATCCGATGACCCTACCTTTGTAGGTTATCACTTTACAAGTTATGATAACCCATTGTTAGACCCTGAGGAAATTGAAGCGGCTAAGAAGTCCATGTCTGCTTTTTCCTTCCGTCAGGAGTTTATGGCATCCTTTGAGGCTCAAGGTAGTGAACTATTCAAAGAAGAATATATTAGATTTTCTGAGGAAGAGCCTGAGCAAGGTCAGTTTTACATTGCGGTTGACTTGGCGGGTTTTGCGGATGTTGCTAAAGTTACAACGAAGACAAAAAGACTTGACCAAACGGCTATCTCTATTGTTAAAGCAAACGAAGAAGGTTGGTGGGTTGCTAATATTGTACATGGGCGTTGGGGTGTCCAAGAGACTGCCAGAAGAATCTTCCAAGCAGTCAGAGACTACCAACCCGTAGCCGTAGGTATAGAGAAAGGAGCATTAAAGAATGCTGTACTTCCGTACCTAAGTGACTACATGAAAAAAAATCAACGGTTTTTTAGAGTGGATGAGCTTACCCACGGTAATAAAAAGAAAACCGACAGAATTGTTTGGGCTTTGCAAGGTAGGTTTGAACATGGTACAATCTCCTTAAACAAAGGAGAATGGAACACACAGTTCCTTGATGAGTTATTTCAGTTCCCTAACCAATTAGTTCACGATGATTTAATTGATTCCTTAGCTTACATAGACCAATTAGCCAATATAGCATACACATCGGACTTTGAGGAAGAAGAATATAAACTATTAGACGCATACGCAGGGTATTAATATGCTAAATGAAGAAAGAGATCAATTTGTACTGGAACAAACACTTGAAGGTTGGATAATTAACAAATGTCAAGGATGGCGTGACCACTTTGATACTAACTATTCACGTAAATTTGATGAATATTACCGTTTGTGGAGAGGACAGTGGTCTTCCGCAGACAGAACTAGGGACTCAGAACGCTCTAAAATTATAAGTCCTGCCCTACAGCAAGCAGTAGAGTCCTCAGTTGCTGAATTAGAGGAGGCAACCTTTGGTCGAGGCCGTTGGTTTGACATTGAGGACGATGTAAACGATAGAGAAAAGCAAGATATAGCACTTTTACGTGAAACTTTATACAAAGACTTTAAAAAGAATAGAATACGTAAAGGTGTAGCGGAGTGTTTGCTTAATTCCGCTGTTTTTGGTACAGGTATAGCTGAAATTGTCCTTGAGGAAGAAAAAGAAATGGCTCCTGCTACTCAACCTGTTATGGGTGGGGAGCTAACAGCAGTTGGTGTCAACATAACGGAAAAGACTTGCGTTAAACTACGTCCAGTAATGCCACAAAACTTCCTAATAGATCCTTTAGCAACTTCCGTAGAGGAAGCCTTAGGTTGTGCAGTGGATGAGTTTGTGTCCTTACACTTAGTTGAGCAATTACAAGAACAAGGTATCTATAGAAATGTAGAAGTTACTATGGCGGCTCCTGATTTTGACATAGAGCCTGATCAAGACCTAATAGCTCATGATGAGGACAAAGTACGTTTAACTAAATACTATGGTTTTGTACCTAGACATCTACTGGAAATGGCTCAAAAGGAGTCTGAAGCTGAGGAAATAGCTACATTAGTTAGTGATGAGGAAGGGGAAAACAAAAGTTATTATGTGGAAGCTATTGTTGTCATTGCTAATGATGGGACTTTGTTAAAAGCGGAAGCTAATCCTTACATGATGGGTGATAGACCTATTATAGCATTCCCTTGGGATGTCGTTCCTAGCCGTTTCTGGGGTAGAGGAGTATGTGAGAAAGGGTATAACTCTCAAAAGGCGTTAGACGCTGAAATACGAGCTAGAATAGATGCTCTTGCTCTTACTATACACCCTATGTTAGCTATGGACGCTACAAGGATGCCTAGAGGTGCTAGACCTGAGGTACGTGCAGGTAAAGTTATTTTAACTAATGGTGCTCCTAATGAAGTTATACAACCGTTTAACTTTGGTAATGTAAGTCAAATTAGTTTTGCACAAGCTGATGCCTTACAAAGAATGGTACAGACAGCTACAGGTGCTATTGATTCCGCAGGTATAGCAGGTTCAATTAACGGTGACTCTACTGCCGCAGGTATTTCAATGAGCTTAGGTGCTATTATTAAGCGCCATAAGCGTACTTTAATTAATTTCCAAGAATCCTTCCTAATACCTTTTGTAACTAAAGCCGCACACAGATACATGCAGTTTAATCCTGAAATGTACCCTGTTGCTGACTACAAGTTTCACACTTCCAGTTCACTAGGTATTATTGCCCGTGAATACGAAGTAACACAGCTTGTACAGTTGTTACAAACTATGTCTCCTGATACACCAATGTATCCACAGCTTATCATGTCTATTATTGATAACATGAACGTAGGTAATCGTGAGGAACTCATAGCGGCATTGCAGGAAGCTAATCAGCCTGATCCTGAAGCACAACAAGCACAACAAGCGGCTCAACAAGCTCAGTTAGCGTTCCAAGCTTCTCAGACAGCGGCGTTGGAAGGACAAGCCGTTGAATCACAAGCAAGGGCGCAAAAGCTTTCTACGGAAGCACAGGCTATTCCTCAGGAATTAGAAATTGACAGAATCAAAGCAGTAACAACAAACATACGGGAAGGTAGTAATGATGACCGTGAGTTTGAACGCAGACTTAAAGTTTCTGAGCAATTACTAAAAGAGAGGGAAGTAGCAATTAAAGAGAGGACTAATTAATGGCTAAAGATCCAAGACTAGCTAGAGTTGGTGTTAGTGGATACAACAAACCAAAGCGTACCCCTAATCACCCTACTAAAAGTCACGTAGTTGTAGCTAAGGAAGGAGACAAAGTAAAAACTATTCGCTATGGACAGCAAGGTGTTTCAGGTGCAGGTAAGAACCCTAAGACTGCATCGGAAAAAGCAAGACGTAAATCTTTTAAGGCTCGTCATGCTAAAAATATTGCTAAAGGCAAAATGTCTGCGGCATTCTGGGCAAATAAATCTAAATGGTAGCGAATGTACATTTTAATGTACACTACAGTATACATTGTATACTATATAAAACATAACAGGAGATAATCATGCCATACGGTAAAGGTACATACGGTAGTAAAGTTGGAAGACCGCCTGCAAAAAAGAAGAAAAAAGCAACTGCACCTAGAAAAGCAATTAGTGCTCCTATGTCCGACAAAAGAGCTAAGGAAGCTATAGCCGCTTTAAAAATGCAGAATAAAAAGAAAACTCCTAAGAAGAGAAAGTAACATGGCTGTTAAAAAATCTACAGTTAATAAAGCAGGTAACTATACTAAGCCTACTATGCGTAAAAACTTGTTTAATAAAATTAAAGCAGGAACTAAAGGCGGTAAGGCAGGACAATGGTCTGCAAGAAAAGCTCAGATGCTAGCAAAGGAATATAAAGCTAACGGTGGAGGTTATAGAAACTAATGGCTCTTAAAAAGTCACAAAAAAGTTTAAAAAAGTGGACAAAGGAAGAATGGGGTACTAAGTCAGGTAAACCTAGTACCCAAGGTTCCAAAGCTACAGGTGAAAGATATTTACCTAAAAAAGCAAGACAAGCTTTATCCACTAAGGAATATGCCGCTACATCAAGAAAGAAAAAAGCAGACACTGCTAAAGGTAAACAGTTTAGTAAACAACCTAAAAAAATAGCTAAAAAAACAGCAAGACATAGAAAATAGTTCTTGACATTTGCTTTTATATGTGCTATAATATATAGTATACTATGTACTTAGTATATTTTATTTTAAATTAATAAACTGTCCTTTAGGAGAAACAGTAATGGAAGATAAAGAACTCGAAAAATTCTATAGAGCTTTTGAGGAAATGTTTAGAACAGACGGTTGGAAAAACTTAATGTCTGATCTTTCCCAAAATGCAATGCAGGTCAATTCAATAGAAGCTTGTAAGGATGTGAAAGACCTTTCTTTTAGAAAAGGACAACTTTCAATGATAGCTAACCTATTGAATCTTGAGACGCAAATAGAAACAGCCAAGCAACAGGCTGAGGAAGAGCAAGAAGAACTAGAAAACGAAGATGAAATTATTGAAGAGTAATCTAAGTTGGCTATAATAATTGACTTCCGATGCGACAACGGACATACTACTGAAAAGTTTATAGATTCTAAAACTACTGAAATAGAATGTCCTCACTGTTCGTTAATGGCTAGTCGAATCATATCTCCCGTTCGCAGTCTTTTAGACCCTATTTCAGGTGACTTTGCAGGTGCTACCATGAAGTGGGCGAGAGACCGCGAAAGGAAGATTCAAAAAGAGCGTAAGGCTAACTCCTAACCGAACCCTTACATATAATACACCTCCATAATGAGATTACTCACGGAGTTTAATAATGGCAACACTAATAGATGAGCGTCAACCTTTAGACGATACAACTAAAATTGAAGACGTAACGGACATAACTAAACAAGAGCCTCCAGTAGAGCAACCTCTTGTAGATGAACAACCTACACAAGAACTTGAAGAACAGGAACTTCCTGATAAATACAAAGGTAAGAGCACAGCGGATATAGTGCGTATGCACCAAGAAGCTGAAAAACTCTTAGGTAAACAAAGTTCTGAAGTAGGTGAATTACGTAAAGTTGTTGATGACTATATACAGACACAACTCTCTAACACAGAAGCACCGCAACAAACTTCTGAAGACGAAGTAGACTTTTTCTCTGATCCTGACAAGGCAGTCGAAAGAGCTATTAGCAATCATCCTAAGATTAAGGAAGCAGAACAAGTATCTGCTCAGTATAAACAAACTGCGGCAATGAATGAACTTCAAACTAGACACCCTGATATGCAGGATATTTTGAAGGACAGTAAATTCGTAGATTGGATCAAAGGATCAAAGATTCGCACACAGCTTTTTGCACAGGCAGATCAGCAGTATGATTATGAGGCCGCAGATGAACTTTTCAGTAACTGGAAGGAACGTCAGCAAGTCGTAGGTCAAACTGCCGCTAATGAGAAACAACAACGCAAAGACACTATTAAGGCCGCATCCACAGGCAATGTTAGAGGAAGCGGAGAGCAGTCGGCAAAGAAAGTTTACAGGCGTTCAGACATTATTAAACTTATGAAGGACGATCCTGAACGATACATGTCATTATCCGATGAGATTATGCTAGCTTATCAAGAAAGGAGAGTCCGACACTAATTAATTTTATTTAAGGACTTGTATTATGGCTACATCACCTTATCCCGCCATGGGCGGAGCAGTAGACAACACTAGCGCGGCTACTTTTATTCCAGAGATTTGGAGTGACGAAGTAATTGCGGCTTATCAATCTAACCTAATATTGGCTAACCTAGTCAAGAAAATGAGCATGACAGGCAAGAAAGGTGACACTATTCACGTCCCTAAGCCTACTCGTGGTTCTGCGTCTGCTAAAGCAGAAAACACCGCTGTAACTATTCAGAATGCTACTGAGAGCGAAATTCAAATTTCAATCAACAAGCACTTTGAATACTCTCGTCTAATTGAGGACATCACTGAAGCACAGGCTCTAGCTTCTCTACGTCAGTTCTACACTGGTGACGCAGGATACGCTCTAGCCAAGCAGGTTGACAATGACTTATTTGCCCTAGGTAAGTCTTTAGGAAATGGTGATGGATCTTCCTATGTTCACACTAACTCTCGTTTCATAGATGCAAGTAACGGTCTTAGCGCTTATGCTGTAGACACTGTTGCTCCTGCTGACGTATTTACTGACGCAGGTTTCCGTGCCGCTATTCAGGTATTGGACGATGCTGATGTTCCTATGGACAACCGATGCTTTGTTGTTCCTCCTTCCCTACGTAATGCTATTATGGGTATTGACCGTTACATGTCTTCTGACTTTGTAGACGGACGAGGCGTTAAGAATGGTCAGATTGGAAACCTATACGGCATTGACGTATTTGTTTCTAGCAACTGTCCAGTAATTGAAGCCGCAGGAGATAACTCTGCAAACACTGGAGACGTTAAAGGCGCTATGTTACTTCACAAGGACGCTATGGTTCTTGCTGAACAGCAGGGTGTACGTTCTCAGACTCAGTACAAGCAAGAGTTCCTTGGTACTCTGTACACTGCTGACACTTTATACGGTACGCAGGTAATGCGTCCTGAAGCAGGTATTGTATTGGCTGTAAACGGCTAAGTAAGAAAACTAGGGACTCCTCTTTTATAGGGGAGTCTCTTTTTATTTTATTCAACAGAGGCGCTTATGGCTATATTTAGAGGCACAGGTGGTTCGGGTACTTCCACTAGTCTAGGCCAATTAGACGAAATAACCCAACAAGCCCTCATTGCTACTACAAAAGCAAACGAAGCCTCCCAAAGTGCAACTTCAGCACTAACCGCTTTTGATAATTTTGATGACACATACCTAGGTTCTAAAACTAGTGCTCCCACAGCGGATAATGATGGCGATAGTTTAGCGTTAGGTAGTCTTTACTTTGACACTACTTTGGATGTACTACGTGTATATACAGGAACAGGATGGTCAAGCGTAACATCAAGTGGTCAATTTTTACCTCTTACTGGCGGAACTTTAACTGGCGATCTAAGCTTAAGCAATAATTCGTTTAATAATTTTCAGATTGACGCAGGGAATTTTTAACAAATACTAGGGATTTAAGACAATGGCACAAACAATTCAAATTAAAAGAAGTACAGGCTCTAACGCACCTTCATCACTTGCAAATGGTGAGTTAGCTTATCTTCATCATAGCAGTAATAAAAAACTTTACATAGGGGATCCCGGAGGCGCTAGCGGAGATATCAGCGTTATCGGTGGTAAAGACTTTACTGACAAGCTAGACCTAATTGGTGCGGCAAATGGAACCAATGCCGCAGATGCAAGTGTTGTAGCCTCTGCAAATAACTTAGGAGTTATTAGAATAGGCACTGGACTTTCTATAGCCGCTAATGGCGTAGTGTCTGCCGATGAAGTAACAGCTACTTCTGTTACAAACGCCGGTGCTTTGATGGACACTGAAGTCACTAATCTTGCTCAAGTAAAAGCGTTTAGTTCTTCAGACTATGCTACAGCGGCACAAGGCACACTTGCCACAAACGCACTGCCCAAGGCCGGTGGAACCTTAACCGGAGATATTGTACTTGGAGACAATAACAAAGTTCAATTTGGTGGTACAACTACTAATCTTGAGATTTACAACGATGGCACTACATCTTACATTAAAGAAAATGCATCAGGTGACTTAGAAATACACGCAACTGACTTCACTATTAAAGATGGTGGTGGTCAGACAATGATGAGTTTTGATGCTGATGGTGTTTTAAGGCTTTACGACCAATCTGAGACTAACCCTGTTGAAAAGTTAAAAACGCAAACTACAGGTATTTATGTCAACGGAACAATGAATTCTACTGGCATAAAACTTGGTAATGAAGCTGTTACTATTAGTAGTATAAAAGACGAAGACGATATGTCTTCTAATAGCGCAACCGCTCTTGCAACACAGCAGTCAATTAAAGCTTTTGTTGAAGGAAAAAACTATGTAACTACTTCAGGCGTTACAAGTATTCAAGCTACTTCACCAGTAACAGTAACTAACGGTTCAACAGCAAGTCCAACTATTGGAGTGTCAACAGCCGCAATAGCAGATGGTGGAACAGGTTTAGCAACAGCAGATCAAATACATACCTTTGTTACAACACACACTGGGAACTTTACGTTTAGCGCTGATGAAATTAGTTCTTCTGGGGCTACGATGACGTTAGACCCTGCCGCTGATGGAATCACAGGTAAAGTTGTTGTTAATGGTGATTTAGAAGTTAAAGGAACAACAACAACTATCGAGTCTACAACCATTGATCTTGGTGATACTTTAATTAATTTAAACTCAAATCAAGATGAAAGTTCTGCTCCTCCAACATCTTTAACAGCAGGGATTACAGTAGATCGTGGAAACGCTTCTTATGATTCTCATCTTTTATGGAAAGAATCTTCTGATACTTGGCGAGTAAGTACCGGAGGAAATATAGATTTTGAGCTATTACATACAGGTAATTCTTCTACTGCTACTTACACACTAGACGGCGGTACTTTCTCATAAATAAATCTCTAGCGTACATACGCACATAAGGGAGCCATATGGCACAAACGATTAAGTTAAAAAGATCAGCGACCACAGGCAATGTACCTACAACTTCCCAATTAGCTTTGGGCGAGTTAGGTATAAACACGACTGATGGAAAGTTATTCCTAAAGAAAAGCGTTAGTGGCACTGAGTCTATAGTAGAAGTCGGTAGCACAGGCTCATTCCTACCCTTATCAGGCGGCAGTCTCACAGGCAACCTAAATCTTGGCGATAACGTCAAGCTACAGCTAGGAAATCAAACCAACGGTGACTTACAAATTTATCATGATGGTACGCATAGCCGTATAGATGACGCAGGCACAGGCGCATTAGTCCTTAGAGCAGACTACGGTTTGTTTGTACAAAAATACAGCGACAACACCGCAATGTTCAATGCAAGAACAGACGGTGCTGTAGAGTTATTTCATAACGGCACTGAACGGTTGTCCACCACCGCCACAGGCATAGACGTATCAGGCTCAGTGACAGCCGATGGGTTGACTGTAAATGGCACAATAAATTCGTATCGTTCAGGATACACACAAGGCATACAATTGCTTGGAGATTCTGGCGGCAATCAAGTCATAAGTACAGCTACTAATGACAAAAGTCTTATTATTAAAAATCTTGCGGCTACAAAAGGGATTGAATTTGTAACAACAAATAAAGCATTAGACATAGCTAAAAACGGTGACATCAGCTTCTACGATGGTTCGGGAAATCAAGGCTTGTTTTTCGATAGTTCTACCTCGCGACTAGGGTTGGGCGTTACGAATCCAAGCGGAACATTAGACATTGGCGGTCAGCATATTTTAAGTGACAACTATGATGCCGTTGGTGCTGTTTTTAGACGGAACGGAACTTATG